CAGTCAATGATTTCGACACGCTAGTCACGTTATCATCAAGGAATTAATATGAAAAAAATATTCATTTTAACTATTGCAAGTTTAATGCTTGCATCAACGTCTGCTTATGCAGTTAAAGAATCAAAATTAGCAACAGCATATAGTGCAACCCTTTGGGGAGCAGGTATTGGTGTTGTAACTGGATTAGGACTTGCGGCGCTTAATACAGAAAATGATGAAGATACGCTTATAACCGAAAATCGAATCAGGACTAATGTGTTGCAAGGATTTGGAACAGGCATATTATTCGGTCTTGTATTTGGACTATTTGAAATAAGTGGGTATAGCAATAGTACAGATGTTACAACATCTTTTAATCCAATAAATGATCAAGTATTAATTTCATATAACCTTAAATTTTAATGAGAAGTAAACAACACGGTAGATGGGTACGACAAGAAGGTGCTATAAAACGCACCGAAGTACAACTTGCAGTTTATGAGCAACAACTTGTAAACGATAAGGATAATAAAGATCTTAAGAAAAAAATCGAATATGCTAAGAAAGTTATTGAGAACACAAAGAAGAATTTAAAAACGTAACCAATTGCCACTGTGGCGGAATTGGTAGACGCCTTGGACTTAAAATCCAATGTTCTTCGGAGCGTGTCGGTTCGAGTCCGGCCGGTGGCACCAAAATTTATCACACCCGATCGAAAGTCGCTGACGTATCGTCCTTCTTTTCGAGGAACTATTGTTACTACGGAGCTTCTAATGATTATTATCATTATTGATGGCCGAGCAGACAGTAAACAATTGTGATTCGGGTGTAATGATGGAGAGTGTTGATTTACTTTAACACTCTCCTATCACCTATTGTAGCAATAAATACTTAATTGCGGGAACAGATCGGTATCTGGGCGGGGCTCATAACCCTGCTGTAGTGGGTTCGACTCCCTCTCCCGCTACCATAGGATAGGCAAATGAAACTTTTTGTAATTATTTTATTAATATGTTTATTATTTGGATGTGCCCCTGATAATGCAGGGTATCCTCCGTTGTGGGTTAAAAGTTTAGAAACATTACCAAGACAAGACGGATTTCGTAATGCAGGAATGTTTGGCATTAATGATAACGTGTATGCACAATTTTGCGATTCACATGGAAATCAAAAATGGTTTTCATATAATAAAGAAACACATTCATGGAAACAAACAAAATATGAAACCCACGGATGTAGTTAAATATAAACTGACCTACCTATTAATTTAATTAAAAACTGCCTTTGTAGCCCAATTGGCAGAGGCGCAGGCTTTAGGAGCCTGGCGATGTGGGTTCGAATCCTACCAAGGGCACCACCATAAATAAGAATACTATGAACTTATTAGATAAAATAGATAGCTGGTTATACAAATATCAAGAAGAACAATTACACTTTTTTTGGGCGTTTAGTGTTACAACATTAGCAATATTTTGGAATCCATTATTAGTATCTGGGTTAGTTATTACTGTTGGTAAAGAAATATGGGACGCACAAAATCCGCCACATAAATTTTCATGGAAAGACATGAAATGGGGAGTAATTGGTTGGATAGCAGGACTGCTAATAGTGGGGGCGTAGCTCATCTGGGAGAGCATATCCCTTGCACGGATAAGGTAGCAGGTTCGATCCCTGTCGCCTCCACCAAGGCGAGTGTAGCTCAGCTGGTAGAGCGTAACCTTGCCAAGGTTAAAGTCGAGAGTTCGAGTCTCTTCACTCGCTCCAAGTAATATGACGTATACAGTTAAAATAGGCCAAAGATCGGTTTTCAAAACAAGTAAATTAAAAGAAGCATTTAGAGTTGTTAAAGATATTCTTCGCAAAGGACAGACCGATGTATATCTATATGGAGGACGAATAGGTAGTTGGAGATAATATGCCGATATATGAATATAAATGTGAGGACTGTGGACATGAATTTGAAGAAATGCTCCATTTTTCAGAAAGAGATGTTCCGCTAAATACTCCATGTTTAATGCGAATATTTGATCGTAATCGCGAGCCTCAATGTTTTGACTGTAAAGGGAAACTTCGTTTGAAAATGAGTATGAGTTCATTTCATTTAAAAGGTGGTGGCTGGTATAAAGACGGATATGGATTAAAACCAGAAAAGAAAGAAGAAAAGAAAGAAGAAAAGAAACCGGAGGCAAAGGATGATAAAAAATCGAAAGCAACAGACAATAAGAAGGCGAGTGTCGTATAATGGTATTACCTTAGGCTTCCAACCTAAGGACGCGGGTTCGATTCCTGTCACTCGCTCCAGATCCTCGGTAGCTCAGTGGTAGAGCAGATGACTGTTAATCATCCGGTCGCTGGTTCGAATCCAGCCCGAGGAGCCAATGTTGACAGTAGCTCAACTGGTAGAGCACTGGATTGTGATTCCAGAGGTTGCGAGTTCGAGCCTCGTCTGTCGACCCAGTAGGGGAGTAGCTCAGTTGGTTAGAGCAATGTTCTTATAAGGCATAGGTCCTGGGTTCGAGCCCCAGCTCCCCTACCAGAATTTATACTGTTTAATCTTTATCTATAGAATCTATTGTCTTATCTAATTTACTAAAAAATTTCTTTTCTAAGTGAGGTAACAATCTAATACCAATATACCCAATAAAAAATGCAATAGCAAGTGCGGTATATACTCCGAACTCAAATTGTTCCATTAAGGCTGGTATAAAAAATTCTGCGGCGATCCATCCTGTTACGGCGGCAAGTGCAAGATTTTTTGCTTCTGTTGCCCATCCTGTCCAAGTGTGAACTAATCCATTAGTCAATCCGCCCATGGTTGATGCAAAAACGCAACACCACTTTGCGCCAAAAATTGCTAATAATGTTTCCATATAAAATTCCTTATTATTCATATATTTATTTGTTTTTTTATTTCAATTATGTACTATTTTTACTTTTTTGGTTGACATTATTGTTACAGATAGTATAATATATGTACTATGAAAATATTTTTACTCGTTACTTTAGCATTCATTGCAGGATATGCATTCAGTTTTGTTAGTGCAGAATGGTATGCATTTGTTAATAGTAACTTTATAGATTTTTGTAGGTGGATAAACTTATCACAAGATCTTTGGGTATTAATGGACAAATACATTTTTTTTGGAGCGTTATAATATGTGTAGAATAAGAAGTTTTTATGAGTGTTCCGATGGAACAATGGGATGGACTGAAGTGGTCGTTTCCTATGATACAGACATTGCGGCTCACATCAGACATTTAAGTACTGGTGGGCGAATGGTGATAACCGAACATATAGACTTGGTATAAAATATGCCTAGAAAATTAATGACACAAGAAGACTTTGATACCAGAGTGTGTCAAGTTGTATTACCTTCAGGAGAACTATGTGGTAAAATACCACATCGAGCCGGAACACGAAAAGATGGTGTCGTACAAAGAACACCATATATATGCACCCCACACCATCAAGATAAATTGGTTAAAAAACACGGAGTACCTACATATTCAGCACTAACAGGTCCTTGTTCTGCATATGGTCTGTATCGAAAAAATTATTGTGAAAATATAGACGGCCGTTTAGGTTTTGTGTGTACTACTACTATTATTAACAAAACAGAGTTAGGACTCGATTGGTATGGTATGGTAGATGTAGATCATATAGATGGTAACCCTTCTAACCAGTCTCCTGAAAATTGCCAAACCTTATGTAAATGTTGTCATGCATATAAAACTCATCTTTATAAAGATGCCGGAACACCAGGACGAAAAACTTTAAAAATTAAGATGAATTTTAAAAAGAATAAAAATATGGTTGACATTTCATGCAAAGGTAATATAATATTTGTATAGGTTAAATTAAGTTAACTCCAATATTTTACTCTCGTTATAAATAGAATTATGGCAACGAAAAGCAATTTACTTAAAAAAGTACCAAAGAAAAAAAGGCGCATGTCACAGATTACTGTGGAAGAACAATATACAGGACCAGAACCTGAGTTTACCGAAGGAGAAGAAATTATGGAAACTCAGATCGGATCAGGGTTTAATTATTACACTTACCATAAAAATGTCAAAGACGCTAAAAAATACATTGCAGAATATCTAGCTGATTATGGTCGTATAGATGAAGCAAAACAAGTTAAAGCATGTCCGGAGGTTTTTATTATTCCTACCTATGGATGGATTGCTCGTATGTCTACACGTGGTGCTAAGTTTAATGTTGAAATGGATGTTATTGAAAGATTAGACAAACACATTGAATATATTTGCAAACAAGGTAACCTTAAAAAAGAAAAAACTACTGTAAAACAAGAACAGCGGGCACAAGGACCAAGTATTCAAGATAGGATTAAAGATCAATCCGATGAAATGGATATACAGTTTAATGAATGGATTGATACATATGTAGATAGTCCTAACTTGTTTAATCCTGCTATTATTGATCCTTACGGATATTTGCAAAGTTGTAATTGTACACAAGCTCATGCACGGCGTATTAAAAAAGATTGGGAAACAGAACTTGCAGAATTTGAAGAAGCTCTCAAAGGAACCAATGAAGACCTTAAAGAAGCATATTCACATTTGCTAAAAAATAAGCGAATGGAAGGGTTAATTGAACTCATAAATAGATTCATTGATGCCTGTGATGTTATTGTTGGAGAATCAAACGCAACACGAAAACAACGTAAAAAGAAGCCAGTAAGTGTTGAAAAACAAGTTGCTAAACTCAAATATAAACAAACAGATGCAACTCTCGGAATTACTAGCATCAATCCTACTAATATCATTGGTGCTACTATGGCAATTATATATCAGTGTAAATATCGCAAATTGGGTGTTTATGTAGCAGACGATGATCGTGGTTTTAAAATTAAAGGTACAACACTTCTTAATATTAGTGATAAACATTCAACTAAAAAGACCCTCCGCAAACCTAAAGAGCAATTAAATTTTGCTAAAAAAGCAACAAAACATAAGTTTGGTAAATGGTTTGAATCAGAAATTAAAACCACTGAAACTAAACTTACTGGTCGCCTGTCAGACGACACAGTTATCCTCCAAACTTTTAAGTAACATAACCAGTTTCCGAATAAATACTATACGGAGACATGTGTTATGGCTGCAAGAGATACTTTAACTAGAGAAATGGAACTTCGCCTAGGCGGAGGAATGGTAGATGTAGAGCTAGATCCTGATCATTATAATCTAGCAATTACTAAAAGTCTAGAAAAATACAGACAACGAAGTTCTCAAAGTACAGAAGAGTCGTTTGTTTTATTGGAACTTCAAATAAATGTATCAGAATATACATTAGCCGATGAAGTTATTGAAGTAAAAGATATTTATAGACGAGTAACTGGATCATATAGTTCATCAGGTAATGATATAGAACCATTTGAAGCGGCGTATTTAAATACCTATCTATTACATTCTGGAAGGGCAGGCGGATTAGCAACATTTGAAGCATACGCTGAACATAGAGAACATTTAGGTAAAATGTTTGGATCAGAAATTATGTTTGATTATCGCCCTCAAAGTAAAAAATTGCGTGTTCATAGACGTATAAAAGCAAATACAGATGTTGTTCTTCATGTTTATAATTTCAGACCTGAAGAAAATTTAATTATAGATACATATGCTGGTCCATGGTTAAAAGACTACTCATTATGTCAAGCAAAATTAATGTTAAGTGAAGCAAGAAGTAAATTTAGTGCTATTGCCGGACCCCAAGGAGGCACAACATTAAATGGAGACGCATTACGTCAAGATGCTATTGCTGAAATTGATAAATTAGAACTAGATCTAACTCTCCACAACGAAGGCAGCGATCCGCTCGGATTTATCATAGGTTAACAGACTACTTAACCAGCAAATTTACCTGTTTTTTCGCCTTACCGATAAATATATAAAAGTTAAAACAAGTTAATTCCATTATTTAAAGGAAAGAAATATGGCAACATTAGTATCACCAGGTGTGGCGGTATCAGTTATAGACGAAAGTTTTTATGGCTCAGCAGGAGCAGGAACGGTTCCACTGATTATCGTTGCATCTTCACAAGATAAAGCAGATGGCACAGATTCAACTGCAACAGCCGGATATACAACATCTGCTACAGCAGATAAACCTTATTTGGTTACAAGTCAACGAGAACTGCTTCAACAATATGGTAAACCGTATTTTAAATCAGTATCCGGAACAGTTCAACAAGGTTATGAAACAAACGAATATGGTTTGTTAGCGGCCTATTCATATTTGGGTGCCGCAAATAGAGCATATATTATGAGGGCAGATGTTAATACATCACAATTAGAACCCTCAACAGTAGAGCCAACAAGTGCTCCGCCCAACGGTGCATGGTGGTGGGACTTAGGAAACACTACATTTGGTCTTTTCGAATATAAGCAAGTTAGTGTAGAATCAAGTGCATGGGTTGCACAAACAGTTACTATTCCAACTGCAACAGACACAGATATAGACGGCAGTGATATTCCAAAAGCCACATTTGGTAGTAATGGCGATTATGCCTTAGTACCATACGACGCGGCAGGAGTTCCTCTTGCGGCACCTTCATATTATAAAAAAGATGCTGATGCATGGGCAACTGTAGAAACTGCAAATACAAGTATCACCGCAGTATGGGCTAGACCACATTATGATCCGCCAGCCGCTCCAACAATTGGCGATGTATGGATTAAGTTAACTACTGCAAATAGCGGTTTAAGTATTTCTTATAAAGAATATAGTACAACATCGACTGCATGGGTTGCAAGAACAGTAGGCGTATTTGCAAGTGATGCAATGGCATGTGTACCTGGCAATATTTCCTCAGGCACACAAGCAACGGCAACAGCGGTAGCTGGAGGAGGTGCTAGTGATGCTTTGCAAACAGCAGATATCACTCTCGTTGATGGTGGCTCAGGTTATACCGAAGCCCCGGCAATAGTAATAACTGGCGGTGGTGGTACTAGTGCTACTGCAACTGCGGCAATAGGAACAAATGGCAAAGTAACTGGTATTACTATTACTAGTGGTGGTTCAGGCTATACAACGGCCGCAACTATTACACTTATTGGTGGTACTCAACCTGCGGCAGATTCAGTTTACATTCGAAAAACTTCAGATGCAACTGCTGGCGGTTCAGGTGAAATACAATACAATGGCGGAACATCCCATGTAGCAGGAACAGAAGAACAAATAGCATTCTATGTATTTCCAGGATCAAGTGCAACATCAGCGGCGGTGGGTAACGCACCAATAACATTAAATGTTGACGGAACAACGCCAACTGCTGACAAGGTAATTCATGCATCAAGTGCTCCAACCGCAGTAGCCTCCGATGGTACTTATTGGTATGATACTACTCTTGCATTAGACATATACAAAAAAGCATCTGGTGCATGGCAAAAACAAGCAGTTTCTAAATACGGAACAACTGCTCCAGCTGGTCCTAGTAATGGGGATGTATGGGTAGACACTAATGATTTAGATAATTATCCTGTTATAAAAGTTTATAATAGTACAAATGCGGCATGGGATACAAAAGATAATACAGATCAATCCACTGCCGATGGAGTAGTGTTTGCAGATTTGACACCGGATACGGATGTTACAGCAGGACAAAGTCCTACTAATTTTTATAGTGGATATCCAAATCCTGCAATTTATCCAGATGATATTTTTGCTGTTAATGGAGCAAGAAGTTCTTATCATATACGAAAATATGATGAAAATGCAACATTATCAACAAGTGTCGCGGCGGCATGGAAATGGGTAACAGCCGCAGGTAATAAAGCAAATGGTGCTGGATTATATGGCAGAAAAAGTCAAAGAAAAATTGTTACCACAGCAATGCAGGCCGCAATAACAGCGAGCACAACACTAAGAGAAGAGTCATTTACATTTTCAATTATTGCATCTCCGGGTTATCCTGAGTTAGCAGACGAAATGAATACATTAGCAACAGATAGAAAAAATACAGCATTTGTTATTATTGATCCTCCTTTTAGACTTGCAACATCAGGTGTAGCAAGTTGGATGTTAGGCTTGGACACTACAGAAAACGGCGAAGACGGATTAGTAAGTAAGACAGCATATTCTGCTGTATATTATCCTAGTGCATATACTACCGACTTAGATGGTAATACTGTAACATGTCCGGCATCACATATTGCATTAAGAACATTTGCATATAATGATGATATTGCATATCCGTGGTTTGCTCCGGCAGGCTTAACACGTGGTGTCATTGCTAATGCTACTAATATTGGATATTTAGATTCAGAAGATGAATTTGTTGCAATAGCATTAAGTGGTGGCGACCGAGATACATTGTATCAAAATAAAGTAAACCCATTAGCAAACTTTCCGGGACAAGGAATATTTGTTTATGGACAAAAAACATTAAACCCGACAACATCGGCATTAGACAGAGTAAACGTAGCAAGATTAATTATTTACTTGAGAGAAAGACTAGATGTATTGGCAAGACCGTTTGTGTTCGAACCAAACGACGAACTTACAAGAGCTAATGCAAAAGATGCTGTTGAAAGATTCTTAGCAGACATTTTAGCAAAGCGAGGTCTGTACGACTTTGCAGTTGTTTGTGATGGCTCAAACAATACTCCTGCAAGAATTGATAAAAATGAAATGTGGATAGATGTTGCAATCGAACCAACAAAAGCCGCAGAATTTATATACATTCCAATTCGGGTTGTTAACACAGGCGACGTTTCAGCAATAAGCTAATTTCTACCTCCTTACTAAAGGGCCATTAACTTTGTTTGATGGCCCTTTTTTCCTTGGTTAAAAAATCTAGACAATATGATAAATAATGTTAAGCTCAAATACATTTTAGGAGTAGTCGATGGCTAATTTAAGTAAGTTTGGTGTGCCAATTTCTGGTAACACAAGTGCAGTTTTAATGCCAAAACTCGCGTATAGGTTTAGGGTAACTTTTACAGGATTAGGCGGAACTGGTACGGATACAAAAGCATTGACACGTGAAATTATAAGTGTAGGGCGACCAAACTTAACGCATGATGAAGTAACTATCGACGTTTATAACTCGCGAATATTTTTAGCAGGCAAACATACTTGGGAGCCACTTGCTATAGTAATGAGAGACGATATTAATTCAGATGTTATTACTTTGTTGAATTCTCAAGTAACAAACCAGGTTGATCATTTTGAACAATCCTCGGCAGTTGCTGGTAGTCAATACAAGTTCGGTACAATTATTGAAACACTAGACGGAACAAATAGTGCAAGTAGTGTTACAACCGTACTTGATACTTGGTCTTTGTCGGGTTGCTATGTTCAAAATATGACTTGGGGTGAGTCAAATTACGCAACTAGTGATCCAGTTCAAATCACAATGACTGTAAGATATGATAATGCAGAACATTTTGTAGGTACAGAGAGCACATTGAAAGTTCAAAATATTTCTTCAACAACGTTAGATCAATCTACTGCTACAGCATAATAGTTGAGGTCGTCATATGCCAGTTAGTTCATTTTTGCGTAATTATGCAGATATTGCTTATCCTACATATAATGATGGCGGCCCTCTTACAGCGGTGCCCCGGCAAAAATTTCAATTTGTAATTGAATTTAAATCAACAGTAACAACCCTTCAAGATCAATTAGACAAATTAAAATTGATAATACGGTCTGCTGAACTACCAAGTTTTCAATTTGATACTCAAACATTAAATCAATATAATAGAAAACGAGTTATTCAAACTAGGGCTAATTTTCAACCAGTAACAATTACATTCAATGATACGAGAGATAATAAATGGCAAAATGTTTTTAAAGAATATCTTAATTATTATTATAAAGATGGTCGGACGTTTGGGCATAATTTTGAAACATCTGATACAGTACAAGAATATGCAACAACAGATAACTTCGGTTTACATTCTCCAAAAGAAACCACTTCGGGTTCATTTGAACGATATTTTTTTAGTCAAATTAGAATGCATAGAGAATATGGTGGAGTTGGTGCACCGACACAGGAATCTATTACACTTTTTAATCCAGTAATAATGACATGCAGTCATGATACTCTTGATTATTCAGATTCGGGTGTCGTTCAATGGAGTGTTCAATTTGCATATGAAGGTATTACATATGATGATAGTTGGGGCGAACGTAATATGTCAAATTTAGGTAGTGATATTTCTGCATTCGTAAAAAATGCAGGATCTGCATTAAGTGCTTTGGGTGGTAGATTAGGATTCTAATATGGCATATAAATCTGAAACAGCATCAACTACATCAGCAAATACCGGATTAAATAGGGCCCAAGAGATTAGAGCAACTCTAGGGGAAGATTCGACAAAGTTTGATAGTAGACTAATTGGTGATTTAGCATCAGCAACATTTGATTTTTTACCAACAGAACACGATATTGTAGTTGGAGAATTGCAAGGTGCAGGCATTTCTAAATTAGCAAGTAAAACATTGGCCTTTGAAATATTAGCATTAGCAAAATATTATAATAAAAAATACGACGAGTTTTTACCACTCATTGACGTAAACGGTCTTGATCTTACAGACGAGATCATCTCAACATTAAATACTACTAGAGCTTCTAATAACCAATTAGGAAGGCAAAACGTATCAATAAATGAATATGTTTCTAGACAAGTAGTGGATTAATGGCGACAAAATATCAACAAGGACATTTTAACCCACAAAACCCAGATAAGTATATAGGAAAACATGACCCTATATATAGATCAGGATGGGAATTAGCATTTATGCGAATGTGTGACAACCATCCAAATATATCTAAATGGGCATCCGAAGCACAGCAAATAGAATATAAGAATCCATTTACTGGTAAACGATCTAGATATATACCTGATTTTTTTATTGTCTATACAGACAAAGAAGGAAAAAATCATGCAGAAATTGTTGAAATCAAACCTTATAAGCAA